GTTCTAATAGGGCTGTTTTTATTTACCATTAAAAGAATAAGCGAGGCTAGTCATTAATCCATCCATCGCCGCACAAGCAGCACAGGCCGCCACCCAAGGCAACCAGATGTTGCAAGATGATCAGAATAAGGCTAACAGTTATAACGGCAGCTATAACGACTTTAGCAATCAAGCCACCGCCGCCAACCAAGCCGTCCAAAAACAAACCGCTTATATGCAGGGCGCAGGGTCAGCTGGCAATCAGTACACTGGCAACTTAGGCACTCAACTCGGTAACTTGGGCTATAGCACCGACCAGATGACTGGCGCTCGTAATAACTTAAACCAAGCTCAGGGCGCATTATCGGCTTATTCAGACTTTGCTAATCAAGCCGCTTCTAAGTGGGGCATGAACGCTGGCGGCTTTGCGGCTGCTAACGCCGGGGCTTTGGGTGGGATCAACAACAACATTGCTGCCCAACAGGGCGTTGTTAACGGCTTATCTGATATTTACAAGACTGCTCAAACTGGCGCTAACCAGTACGCTGGATTACAGGTACAGAGCCAACACGAAACGATGGCAGGACTTCAGAACGTCTTTACCAATGCGACTAACCAGCGTGACAGTGCCGGTCAGATGATGAACTTCTATAACAACCTTGCTAGTCAACAGGGTGGGCTTAACGCTAAACAGCAATCTGACTACGCTGGCGCACAACAGGCTTATGCTGGCGCTCAGTCTGCACTGGCTCAAGCTTCACTGTTTGGCGCACAGGCTGGTCTGGCTAACCAACAACTCAGTCACCAAGCCGATCTGTATAAGAACCAAGCTGCTGCACAGGCGGCTGCCGCTAACCAACCACAGCAAGCCGCTGGCGGTGTTAACTCCCGTAGTGGTGCATTTGACCAAGTTGGCGATTGGATGGCTAACCGAGCATGGGGTGCTGACTTATCGCAAGGCGCTCACGCTGTTGGTAACTACGCAAAGGGCTTAGTCAACGGAAGTAGCTGGTAATGGATCCCAATCAGTTTAATCAGACACTGGCTTCTTACGCCCCCCCAGCACCTGCCCAAGCCACTCAGCCACAAGTAACTGCCCCAACGCAACCAACCCAACACGGTAACTGGTTTACACACTTGCTACCGACTATCGGGGGTATCGTTGGCGGTATCGGTGGTGAACTGATTAACCCCTTTGGTGGTGGTATCGCCGGTGCTGCGCTTCTTAGTGGTGCTGGTAAAGCTATCGAGAACGGTGCAGAGAATCAGAGCCTTGGTAACGGCGTATTGTCTAATGCCGTTATGGGTGGTGTTGGTCAAGGTATCGGTGGTGTCCTCGGCAAAGTCGGTGGCGCAGCAATGGGCGCACTCGGCGGTAAGTCAGCCGGTTTAGCCGACAACCTCGTTAAAGGACAATTTAGCCGAGGTATGTTATCGGGTGAAGATGCGAACCTTTTACGAACTGCCGGTATGACTGATATGCGTCAGATACCTGGTGTTTCGCAGATTATTACTGGCCCGACTGGGGCGCTATCTAACGGTGTTAAAACGGCTCTAGGCTCGACTAACACTGGCGTAGACATTAGTGGTTTAGATAAGATGGCGACCAACTGGGCAGCAGAACAGGGGCTTAAAGACACTTCTATTACCTCGATAGGCCATAACCTAACCAATTCTATGAATAACATGGCGGTAGGTGATGTCAGCAAGATAGTTGCTAAGGATGGTACGCCGGTTTATAGCTATGCTCCAGGCGCTTTATCTAATGCTATGCCAGAAAACGTCTTTGCTCAGACTCAGAAAATGGAACAGTTAGCTAGCCAGGCTTACACCAAGGGTATTGATAAAATGACCGGCCAAGTCGTTGACGCTGACCAGTACGGCCAATATAAGGTCTATAAGCAACTAGCTGATGAGTTAGAGAACCGAGCTTTCGGTACTAACGGTGCAAATCCGTTGCCGCTAGTCGATGAAGCCAAGCAACAGATAATCAATGAACTTGGTGGCATAAAGGACATTAACCCGGCCGTTCACGCTCACATGGTCGATCAGATTAACAACGCTCAGACTATTCAGGAACTACGGCCACTGCAATCATTATGGGTGCGGGCTAGTCAGGCTGGTCAAGCGACTGCTAAAGCAGCTGACCGCATGGGCGGTACAACGGCCGGTGGAGCTGTCAGTGGTCTACCGATTGCCGGTGCTGTTGCCGGTGGCCCTCACGGTATGCTGGCAGGTGTCGCTGCTCAAGCTCTACGTTCTCCAACCGTTGACCGGGCTGCTATCCCAATTGTTGAAAAAGGTGGCGCACTGCTATCACAACTCGGTAAGTCTAAAGCACCCGGTTTACTCGGCGGCGCAATGGGTACAGGTATCGCAACTTCTAACAACTTAATTAATGGCACTAATAGTGATACAGTAGGGGCAACTATGCAGAACAACAACAATATGGGTGGCGTAACCGGCGCACCAACTGGTCAACCTGGCGGCTTAACTCGTGACGATCTGATAACTTTAGCCTTATATAGTCCGAGCGCCTTTAACAGCCTTATGCCGAATGACGCACAAAAGCAGAATGTCAGTAATGCTACTTCAGCCGAAGCTGCTTTAACTGGCCTTGGTGAAGCACCACATGGTGGTATTTTATCTAATATTGAGGGTAGCATGGGTCTTGGTCGAACTGGTGAGTACCAGCGTCAAGCCGCTTCAGCCGCTGAACAGGTATCAAAAGCCTTACCAGGAACCGATCCAGCCGCTATTCAGAAGCAACTAACCGACTACATGGCTGGTGGTGCTAACATAACTGACGCAATTCAAGCCCTTATGACCCGTTTACACGCCGTTTCACAGTCCAACCAGAGTGCTGGTATGCAGAGCCTCTTAGGACTCGGCAGCGCTGCCCCTCAAGGCATTATGGGCCAAGTACCAGCTGTCCAGTAATTAGTCTCGTTCGACAATCCAGGCAAAGGCCAGAAAGACGACGAGGAATATTAGAAATATTGCCATACTGAAAATGTACCACAAGCACAATAAATAGTCAAGCGGGGCAGGGGATTACGCTGTTGGAACAGCCGGTATAGCTGGCATAAGTGTTACGGTCAGTACCTTATCTTCACTCTCTAGATCAAGTTCAAACTGTAGATTAGAGTCTTCTGCGTAACCTAGTCGTGTTGTAGCGACGTAGAACAAGAAGCCTGACATAATTCGCTGACCCATTGTGTGGTACTGCAATGTCAGGTTGAGTAGCTTTAGGTAGTTTACTTCTGCCTCTGTTAGAACGTGCTTAACAGCGTCTTCGTTATCATTTGCTAGGGCTTTATCTTTAATTGAACTCATAATTATTCTCCTCTTAATATTTCATCTGAAGTTGGTATAAACTTATATGTCTCCCTGGACTCCTCTGGGAACGCCTCGACAAAGGCTTGATTAACGCTACCATCACGGTTATACGGCTGCAACAAGTCCTTAGCGTTGTCGGCTCGCTGCCGGTCGTGGTCGGCTTGTTTGTGCATACTGGTGGGGCGGGGAAGTAGCGTATCCATGTCTGGTGCTTCCTTGTGATACTTGCCATCGGTGCCAACGTAGCCCATTAAAAGCCCCTACCCTCTTTTTCGATAGCGTTAGTCGTCTCGAAGTCTATCCGCTGCGGTGTTTTTGATTCAGCGATACCAACCGGGGCGGTGTTACTACCCTCGGCGTTCTCGTTGGCTGGCATGTACTGACCCATCGTAATAGATGGTTCTGGCGCATGTACAGCCGTTTTAGAGGCTTTTAACCCGCTTATGGTGTCTTTCAACGTATGCGTGTAAAAACCCAGCCAATAGCTAGCAGCACAACTAATAAGTACAATAAGAAGATATACCAGAACGTATGCATTGTTAGTCATTTTTCTGGTCACGGTCAACAAGGGTAATACCAGAGCTGGTAGTCAGTAGCTTACTGGCGGCACTGGCGGCATTGGTGACGAACTCCTTAACAACAAGGGCCGGGTCAACGACACCAGCTTTAATCAGGTCAATCGGCGCAGCGGTAATATCACGCAAGTTGAAGCCGTAGCCCATCGGTGCGTCTTGCAGTTGCGCCAGTAGTTTCTCAGCGTTCGCACCACTGTTAGTCGCCAGTTGCTTAAATGGCGCTTCAAAGGCTCCCTTAAAGGCAACATCGATACGGGCAAGGGAAGTGCCACCTCCGGGCAATATGCCATCTTTAAGGGCCGCCTGAGCCGCACATACAGCGTCCTGGACTCGCAGTTTGACTTCTTTCTGTTCTGTCTCTGTTGCGCCACCAACACGGATAATAGCAACCTTACCAGTTAAACGGCTTAAGCGTTCCCGTATGATTTCAATATCTACCGGGTTACTGGCTTCGTCTAGCTGGGTGTGTAACTCTTTGACTCTGGCGTTGACGTTATCAATAGCGCCGTCCGAGCCGAGTAGGGTAGTGCTGGTCGTAGTAATAACCGCCTTAGCAGCGAAGCCTAACATACCAGGGTTGAACTCTAGTATGTTAAAGCCCTCGGTAATAACGGTTGCGCCGGTCATAATCGCAAGGTCTTCTAAGAATAGGTTACGGGTCTGAAATGGCGGTTCGACGATACTGACGACCATCTTGTTACTGAGTCGTAGCTGGACTATAAAGGCCAGAGCGTCACCACCGACAGAACCGACAATGATTAACTCTTTAAACTTACCGGCAATCTTGTCCAGTAGTTCGGCTGCTTCATTCTGGGCGGTCAGCTGTTTGTCGAGTATCAGGATCGGACAGTCGTAGTGTTTGCTTTCTAGGTTAGTCGGGTCTTTGGCTAGGTAGGAACTAACCAGACCTTTACGGAAGTAAAAGCCCTCGACGATTTCGTTATAAATACCACGCCCGGCAAAATCTTCAATTGTTACGCCGCCATCTGCGCCGACCGTGTTAATCGTCTCGGCAATCAGTTCACCAATTGCTTCATCACCGGCACTGGTAATGGCAACCTTACTAAGCATTTCTGGTTTAAGTGGAACTTTTAACTTATCAATTGCTTTGACGACTTCATCAGCGGCGTTCGTAATTTGTTTAGCAACGATCATCTGGTTATTACCGGCAGCGACTAGCTTACGGCCAGCGGTGTACAAGTGATATGCAAGAATAACCGATCCAGTAGTACCATCGCCAACCGTAACGTCAGAGTTTTTAGAAGCCTGAACGATTACCGATTTAGTAGCATTTTCGATACCGTCGGCAAAGTTTAACTTGTTGACGTTGGTCACGCCGTCACGACTGATTAGAGGGTCGCCGTATGGGTACTCTATAAGGGCGTTACCAGCATTCGGGCCATAGGACTCTTTAGCGACGTTGTAGACCTTTAGAAAGCCACTGGCAATCTTAGCGTGTAGTTCGTCACCGAAGATGACATCCTTATTTAACTTTGACATCTTCAAAACCCCTAATATCTTCATATTTAATAAAACAATACTGCTCACCGTCACGATTAATGCGAGCACCCTCTTTGTACTCGTCAAAGAAGACACGCTTACCGATAATACTAGTAGTTACTATCCCTTTGTATGTCATGCTGATGTGGTCAGAGGCTATAACTATCCCGTTAGTACGGGTTTCGTACTTGCCGTCTTTAGCACCGAAGTTATTGTACTGATTTTCGAGTTTTATAAGAACACAGTCATTAAGAGGTATGAGGGCTAGTGGTTGGCCTTGATTCATGTACCTTGATAGTACATGAGCATTATGCAATAATCAACACATAACAGGCCATTCGCAGCCCCAGCATTAACTGAGGCTGTTTTAATAAGGAGAAACCAGTGTCTAAATCACTTAACGCAATATTCAAAAAAACTAAATCAACAGATAAAGATGTCGATAAGAAGACCGATAAAGACGATAAGAAGCCAGCTGGTAAGAACACCTTGCTAGCCTTTATCGCTAAGAATAAAAAAGGCTAAATGATATGTCTTACGCTCAGATTAATTACCCACAAAAGCTTGGTAACAGCGGCCTGACGATTGCCGAGGCCGGATGTTTCTGTACGGCTGACGCTAACCTACTTGAATCTGTCGGCCTTAACGTAGACCCGGCAACACTTAATCAGTTCTATATAGATCACGGTGTTTATCAGTACGACGCAACCGACCGGGCTAACGACGACCTGTTCTGGGGTTCGGCCAGTAAGTATGACGGCCGTTTAAAGCTTGTCGCTACTGGTGTATCTGGTTGGCCGTCTAGTAACTTAGCCGAGGTGCGTTTCCACTACCAGAGTATCAGTCACCCGTGGCTTGACGCTGGTAACTCCATACCTAACATGATTACCCACTTCTGTAAGGTCGATGACTGGGGCAGTCAACTAATAGTTGACAGTTGGGATGGAAAAGTTAAGAGTCCAGGCGCTTACGGCCAACCGACTGGCTGGGCTATCTTTGAGTTTGAGCAACCGGCACCTACTCCCCCACCAGTAGAAATACCTGTCGTAGTCGCCCCTGTAGAACCAGTTGCGCCCCCTGCCCCACCCTTTGCCCCGATTGTCGCCCCATCTACTGCTCAGTACACCTTAGTCAAAGATGTTCTCGGCTATGGTACTGCTACCAATGCAGGTAACAATAAGAACGCCGTGGCTGACTTACCCGCTGGTGATTATTACATCTTCAATACTTACCCGAACCGTCCTGACTTAATTAACATTACTAAGACTCCTGGACGACCCGGCGACACCACGACTAATCAAGGCGGCTGGATAAATACTGCCGATAACGTGATAGTTCCTGAAGTAGTCGTACCACCGCCAGTCCTGCCACCAGCTAACTACGGCGGCGTTACTCGTACTGATACCAGTACGCCTATAGTAGTTCCCCCACCGCTACCCACGCCACCCCCACTAGAGACTGCCCCGGCTCCTACGATCGTTACGCCACCAGTGGTCAACGCTAACGCATGGAAAACTACCAACAGCCCACTTCTACTTGACCGGGGTGTTCAATGGTTCGGATCGCAGAACAAAACGACTATCAGTATCTACGACCTCGACCAACGTGGCGCACCAATGCCGCTCAAACCGTTTACTCCTATTCCATTAGTAAGCGTCTTCGAGAAAGACGGCGTTAGATACGGCCGTACTCAAAAAGTCGCTAACGCTGGCCTGTGGTACGGCATACCTATGGGTATCCTGATTCCTGAAGATAACCTCTACGACACCGCTAAGTCAATCGCTGAGCGAGCCTTTACGGGTACACTTAAGTTTGGTGATACGCCAGCAATCTTGCTAGGTAAACTTGAACGTTTTATCGATGGTATTAAACAAACGAGGAAAAAATAGATGAATCACTACATAAACTTAGTACACCAGGTATATGCTTACCTAATTAGCATACCAACCAGCAGTTACTACACGTTCGGCTTGATAGCTGGTGGCGCATTAGCCTCTAGCGGCCTTGTCGAGCTGTATAAGCGGCATTACAACGTCAAGAAGCAAGAACAGCTAGCTAAGAACGCTACGGCGTACCTGCTGACCGCTGCGTCGTTCGTATTCACGTTTGCCGCCGGAGTAATCCAGTACGGCAGCGTTAATCCTAACTTCCTCGGTAGCCATACGCTACAGGTCGTCGGCTTTGCGTTCGTGATTTACCACTTTGGAATATCAAAAGGTTACAAAAAGATAGCTGATGTCATGCACAGCTGGGTATCAAATGCGTCACAATATAAACAAGAGGTTGCAGCGGTCGCTCCTGCGCCTGTTGCTGCCTCTACTGAGCCAGTAGTTACACCAGTTCAAGATCCATTACTGTAGAACTGATCAACTGGCAATCGCCAATCTTACAGTTATTAGCCGACTGCTCGTGTCGTCTAATAATGTGTTTATGTATCAGCCTGCCTCTCTCGGTACGGATAAAGGTATAGACTACCCGCTCAAAGTGATTCAGCGCCCACAGGACAGCGTGAACTATCGAGTATAGAATTATACTGGTGACTATCTCATTGAGTGTGATGTGGATCATGTTTTTGTTTTTAAGTTGTTATTATTTACAGGCGTTGACGGGTACAGTGACTAGGCCACGGGTGGCTTTGGCTTGGGCTAGGTTTGCAACGTAGTCACAAACAGCTTTCTTTTGAGATTGCAGACTAGCGATTGACACTGTTTGAATAGTGATCAAGTCGGTCTTAGCTTTCTCAGCGTCACTAGCAATCTTAGCGACTGCGGCGTTGTGCTGGTTTACGCTTACTCTGTGTTGCTCGTACCGGACAGCTGAATAGCTGAACAGTGCCAGTGCGACTAGCAAGCTTAAAGTTATTAATGTGAATGATTTTTTGGTTGTTTTACTCATACCTAATATATACACTATTTGCTGTCTAGCTCCAATTCCTTATCAGCCTTAGCCTGTTCAGCCTTGTATATATCCCGCCAACGCTCGATTGTTGCCCTGGCTACTTTGAAAGCTCTGGCTAGATTTGATATATTTACCTCGGCTTCGACTAGGATACAAAAGACCTTGTACCCTAGCCCTCTGTGCTTGCTCTGCGTACCTTGCAGATAGACCTCAAGTCCATCGTCAGATATGCGTTTATGTTTAATCATATTACTTACCCTTATAACAGATTATGGTTAACATTACCAGCCGTTGCCGTAGCCGTTGCCGTAGCCGTTGCCGTTGCCGTTGCCGTTGCCGTTGCCGTTGCCGTTGCCGTAGCCGTTGCCGTTGCCGTTGCCGTAGCCGTAGCCGTTGCCGTCGCCGTTGCCGTTGCCGTTGCCGTTGCCGTTGCCGTAGCCGTTGCCGTTGCCGTAGCCGTTGCCGTTGCCGTTGCCGTTGCCGTTGCCGTTGCCGTTGCCGTTGCCGTTGCCGTTGCCGTCGCCGTCGCCGTTTTTGCTCCCTACGGTCGCTTGACTGTCTTCGCCTAGGCTTGCAACTATAGAAGTAGTTGCATTGAGCATTTTAGTTAAGCTCCGAATACCACTTCTTATCATCACAATTAACAGTGGCAACTACTGTTAAAATGTGGAACTCAACATGACCAGCTTTATCGAGCTTCGTGGCAGATTGTTTGCCCTCAAGGGCTAGTTCACCCAAGCCTTTAGTTGTTCCCCATTGGCGAATAACATAGGCATTTTCTAGGGTGCAGATATCATCTTTTTTAGAGTAGCGACCAATCATTACCCAGCCACGCTGCAATACGACAATCTTAATATCGCTGTTCTTAGGTTCGGTTGATTCGGTGCCTTTTAGGACGTATTCTTTACCGTCTACTATTATTGATTTTGCCATGTGATTAACTCCTCATTGTGTTATTATTAGTATACTTGCTTAGACATTAAAACGGGATTTCGTCAAGGTTTACCTCTGCACCATCTTCAAACCCATTAACGACATCATCTTGGTAAGCAGTCACGGCTGCGTCATCTTCATCGTTCAGTTTGTGCTTGGCAGCCTTACGGGCTTCATAGTCCAGAATTTCTTCTTCGGTTGCCTTGCCAAGGTCAGGGTCAATAGCGTCATCTTCGTGACGGGCAGTTTCAGGACGGGCTGCTAAGTACTGGCTTAAGTAGACCTGTAAGTCTACGTCTAAGTTAATAGCCTCAGCGTCTTCTTCTTTGGTAGCAGATGAGTATTCAAATACTGGTGTCCAGTAGGTGTTAGTTCCCTTTTTGGCTTCTTCTGCGCCAGTCAGAGTAACTTTACCATTCTGTACGACATACTTATTACCGAACTCAATCCAAGCTGTCAGAGCGGCACCAGAGGCTTTAATGTTGCCAATCTCGTATCCCTCTTTGGTCTTATAAACAATGTAGATCGACTTAGCGTACTTAGCACCTTTGCTACGAACATCGGCTAGGTCTTTATATAGGCCGACTTGCTTAGTGCCTTTAGCGGTACGAACAGTTAGTTCTTCCTTAGCGACTGATCGTACTTCATTGCTCCAGTAGCCTGATTCATCTGGTTCGCAGAATCCAGTAATAGTAGCTAGTTCGTCTAAAACCAGAAACTCAAAGGGTAACGGTACGTTAATACGCTTGGCTTGTTCTTTGTCATAAAACTCTAGCTTGCCCTCACCACCTTTCCATTGAAAGAATCGGGTTGCCGGGTTAGTTGCTGTTGGTTGAGATCTACTCATCATGTTCTCCTTATTATTTAATTGCCGTCTTCATCTTCGTGTTGCTTATCCCAGCCTGCCTGCTCGGGTGATTCGGGGAAGTTATCGCCCTCGTCTTTTAACAGCCAGTCAGGATATAATTTTCCATCCCAGTGGCTGTTATCATACTTACGTTTCTCTACGACTACTGGGTCATCACCTATATAGTGACGCTTGTCTTGGGGGGTGTAATTAGATGATCGACTCACCGGCTTGTTCCTTGGCGGTTATCTCGGTTATCTCGGCTGGCTCTGCACCAATTCTTGGGTCGTCGAGGTGTTTCCCCTCAAAGTCCTGATCAAGACCGGGTTCAGCGTCAACTAAGTCGCCGTGCCAGTGATTAGTGTAAGTACCTTTATTTGGCATTGAGTAACCTCCCTAGTTCTTCACTAAGCGTCATTATAGATTGCCAGTGACTAGATTGTGTAATTGGATGGTTGTTCTTCATAAGACTTCCGTTTTCTTATTAAGCTTGTTTTAACTTCCTTATGTAAGTGTTAATGCTTGGAACGCACTTACGACATTCGCAGAATAAATTATGATACTTAATTATCTATTGCCTCGTACTCCATAGCTCGTAGCTTTTTACCTTGATGAAACTTAACGCCTCGGATCAGTCCGTATTTATACTTAATCAAATCGAATCGTCCAATCTCTGTGTTGTTAATCTTTTCTTGTAAGTTCATGCTTTTGTCTCCTTATTTGTTTCTATAGTAGCAGTATATGCTACCCTTACAAATATTGCAATAGTGATATATGTTGCAACCCTGTATTAGTTGTCCACACCCAATAGCGAATTATCACACTTGCCATTTCTGTTCTCAGCGTATACTAACAGCATATGATAATCTCACTATCTTCGATCAAAACCAGACTCGTATCATTTTACGACAATTGCTTTGTAGACCAAGACGATCTTATGCTTCAAACCGCCCTCGGTGCTACTGTGCTTATAATTGGTAGCCGCAAACGCCGGGGCGAACAGTTTAGCCTAGTTTTGCGCCGTAGCAAACTCCTGCGGCGTGAGGGCTTTAAGAAAGCCTACGTCAACGAAATGCTGGTGTACGTTAATGACGTTGGTAACGTCCTGGCTGTCGTGCCTGAAAACTCCCGACTGGATATAGTCGCTCAAATTGAACGTGAGGAAGCCTTAGAAGAAGTCGGCGCAGCCTATGGTTGGTCAGCGGTAAGTTTAATAACCCGGTCGCAACTCAGCAACCCATTAGCCGTCAAGCGATCGGTATTACAATTTATATAAGGAGGCAATTATGTCACTAAGTTTTTTCGTACTAACTTTATACGTCCTACTAGAATCGGTTACAGCACTCGGATGGTTTCAAATCGACCCACGCTTCATAGGTGCGGTTGGAATAGCCTTTGTAGTTATAGTAATCTTTGAGGCGGTTCGTGGCAGAGTCTGGACAACTTGGGGCAATCACAACCAAGCCTAGTGCTTATCGTTAAGTGCAGTATTAAGCAATAAAAGAAACACAACTACTATGATAAAAAGAACAGTCATGCACCTACTATATCGCACTATAAACAAAATGCTTTACAATTCAGATACATAAGCGTATACAGATAATTAAGTGATGGAATTAGTTTTAAAACAAAAAGTCGTGAACTCGCATCACTCAAATACAAACACCTCAAAACACATATAAAAATATAGCCACCTAGCGAGATTTGGGTGGCTATTTACTTATGTATACAAACTGTCAAATAGGTGCTATCACTCCCCTCCCCCGGCTGTTTACCACTTCCCCCACGGTGTTAAATTAAAATGTAGTGACCTCTTTGTCAAGCAGGGGAGTAGCATAAGCACTATAACCTATATGCTCACTCACACACGCAATCGCCGCCTCACAACCCAAACAAACAACTGCCTCAACGCCCGGTATCGTGTTCAAAACTTCAATCCAAGACTTCTGCGCCTCGGACACCACGCCACGCTTAACTCGCTTCATTTCTATGAACAGCAGACCTTTGTGGGGCAGGGCGATGAGCAGATCGGGCAAGCCAGCCCGAACCCCGGTGCGTGTATTACGATTCTTAACTGACCAGCTTTTTGTAAAAGTAGAATTTGGGATAGCGGAGAACTTGATACCTTTAATCTCTAGCCAATTAACAAAGGCTATTTGTTCCTGTTCTTCAGATAGCAAGGGGAGTGTCATAGCCATCGTTTTCCACATTTATCACATTCATAAAAATAGCTATCAAACATTCTGTCTGGAAAGGCTAAACCAGCAGCATACAAACGGCCACCGTCTTTATCAGGGCAGGCAGGATGAAACCATCTTAATAGTCGTTTCATTTCCGCTTCCTATAAACTCGTTTAGCTTTAATCTTCCGACGTCTAAATACCGGCGTAGTATCGTCAATCGCTAAGACTACTACGATTACGCCGGTCAGGATTATGCCGTATTGGGTGACGTTAATAGCTAACCTTTCCCCAAGTAAACAAAACGATAGGATAGGACTTATTGTTTATTGTGATCATGATTGTTCTTTGGGCGGATTAGCCGAACCTTTCGCACCGTCAGAGTTCTTCACAACCAAGTCGGTAACTGGCTTTGTGGCTTCTGGGCTGTCGAATACTATCATCAGGTCTTTATTCTGGTCGTGATAGCCGTAGCCGTCCCCATACTCCGTGAACATAGTATAGCCACCTTGTCGGTCATATAGGTTGGTGCGGTGGGTATTCGGCATGCTCTCTAGCATATCGAGAACTGCGTTGTCGTGCTTGCTCTCAGGGTGAAGCACAAGCTGGGTACGGTTTTCTTTAATCAGTATGGTAGTTTTCATTTCTCTGTGTCCTCTTTCGGTACATCCTGATATACACGCTCGCCATCTATAACAGAATTACCGTTTTCTGTATCGGAGGTTGACTTAGCGCTTGTCATAGAGCCATCTGTGTTGTCATTGGGTACTATGTGATTTTCTATGTATTTCTCCGACGGAACGCTTGGGTCACGGTATCGCTTACAATATGGGGTCGGGTGCATTGCTTTTGGCATCGTGCAGTGTCCGCAAGGAGCTAGACCCTCGTTCGACTCTCCCAGCCCCAAAGCGGCTCTAAAAATCACTACGGCACTTGGGAACGGGGCAGAGTTTTCATGCCCGCCAAACTTCAAGCGTCCTTTAATAAATCTGACTTCGGCATTTTTGTCGATCACGTTATCGTGCCACCATCTTGTGTCTGTTCGACTGGGTACGAGGCAGACAACTACCCCCCCTTGTGCGGTTGAGGCTTTGTCCATCCACTTGCCAATCTCACGGCCATATGGCGGGTTCATAAAGACAATCTCCCTATCCCAGTCTTGGGCTAGGCCATTATCAATAGATGTAAAGTACTTAGGGGTTTTGTGGTTCTCGTCAGTAGCACATGGGTCAAGCGTAAAGCCAAACTCGGCGTGGAGCTTATCATAGAATTCTTGAGGTGTAGACCACAGATCTGTTTGGCTGCTAAAGTGAACGCTCATTTGTCTAACTCCAAAGCGGCTCTAATCTCTGCCCGTAATTCGTTACGTACTTCCTGCATATAGGTTGCGTCCTTTAATTCACCTTTAACGAAATAGCCCTCATACTGCAACACAGCCTCTATCGCTTCCACCGAGCGAGTGTGTTTAAAGATGGCAGATTTTAGTGCGTCAGTATCACGCTTTGCTCGGAGGTCATTATATAAACCGTCTTCATTAGGGTTATGTAATCCCTCCAGATAAGTAGCAATAACTTGAGTTAGCCATTGCTCGTTAGGTTGTTCGGTGGTCATAGCTGGTATTTCACCCGACCCATCACATGTAGGGCAGTGAACATCGCCCTCGTTACCCTGACCCCTACAAGTTGGGCAAATGTCAGTATCTTTAAGTTTACTCATAATTTCTCCTCGTCGGCTTCTAGTTCCGCTTGGTCTTCGGCAGACATTCGGTTGAAACCAATTAAACTCTTAAACCCATGCCACCAGTATTCTCTAAACGTAATTTCGGTGACATCTTTCAAATATTTGTAGTATTGGATATGCTCCCTAATCCCTGACGGGCAACACATTGGGTCAACACATTCTCTATATTTACTCATTTCACTTACTCCCGTTATCTAGTTTGTTAAGGGTGACTTTTAATTCGATGGTTCTTGCGGATATGAAGTTTTCAAGATTACACCATGTATCGGTTGCTACGTGATATATGGTGTCTACCTCACTAGGTTGCATGTTATCCAACTCATCAATCCTCGCCTCAATCGCCACCCGTTTAGTTTCGGCTGCTAGGATAGCTAGGATACGAGTAGGCTTATCGGTATATTTATAGTCGTCGTGACCTAGTATTTGCTCAAGCTGCTCCCGTACTGTAGCTGTGGGCTGGTTGGGAGGCGAGTCATCAACAAAATAACTTCGTGTTACATCATCCTCGCCAGTTTTCCATACTTTAGTCATAAGTTACTCAACATATTCCCTAGCAAATCACCTGCTGCTTCTCCGCTTGCAATAACAATTACTGGTTTAGGTTTTTTCACGTTGCTCATATCTCTTATCCCTTTCGATTTACGTTAGTGGGGTTACTTACTCCGAAATATTCCTCAAGAACAGCTT